TTGATATTCTTTGTATTTTCATCTATACTTGGTTTTAGCATTTCTTTAATCATATCTGACACCTGTATAATCTGACCCGAACTCATTTCAGAAATCGAATTCTTGATATAAGCAATCTCATTATCTAGGGATCCATACAACTCATAACATAACTCATCCAACACCGGCAGCAACTTATGATTATAAGTCTTGTAAATGTCAAACATCTTCAAAGAATGAAGCACTGTTGCGTGGTTATACGGCTTGCCATTATCTTGGTATATTCTTACAATTTGCATCAGGGATAAGCCTTTAATCTTATATAAAATGTAATTATATAACGCTCGGTATTCTACATATTCACGCTGACGCGTTTTTTTAAATATATCTATACCGGTGGCCTTTTTAATATATTCAGCTGTTTCTGTGTAATATTTCATAATGTAAATTCAATATAATAGTTATCTAAATCTGCGCCATCTTCGAAAAACGCCTTATACTTACTGATTGCATCGGCCACTTTTCTGCGACCCGATTCGTAGAACTCCTCTGAGCAATGAGCCAGGCCCATCTCTAAGTTACCCTTGTCAATTACCAGGAACTTAAACTCTGAGTACGGAACCCCGAACAGGCTGCAATAAATGTAAACTTGGCAATCATAATGATACTTCTTACAGGAGTAATGGAACCCACCTATGTCGGTAGTAGTTTTTTCCCCCCCCCCAGGACATCAGCCTTGCCCCGGAATGGATAACCATCGACCAGGCCTATCATCGGAACCTCAAACTGACTCCCGGATAAGTATTTTAAACTCATCTCGGTTCGATAGAAGGCATCAGCTAAACGCTCAGCATCGTGCTTCTCCTTGATAGTAAAGACCCGGCCAAACTCAGCTACAGCTTCTTTATAAGCCTTAGTGTTTTTACTTTGCACGTCTACGAATATTTGCTTTTCAAAGACATCAGGCTCTAATATAGCCGTGTGGAATAGCCACCCATCGCGCAGGGCCTGAGAATCTTTTTGCTGATAGTTACGCTTGAAGGCATAAGTCTTGGGGCTGTCTAAAAGGTCTTTTACTGAGCTTGAGCTCAAAGCCAGGCTACTCAACTCGCCATAATAAAAATTATCGTCTTGCATCTTTGTTAACAGGTCTGTCTTATCCCAAGACGACCCATCGAGTAATTGAATGTTCATAAGTTAGATATTTGTTTTAATCGTTTTACTTCATTTTGTAATTCATCAAGCTCAGATTCTGCACGTCTTGCACGATCTACCGCCCGGAGCTTATCAGCGGATAATTCTTCATACGTCTTTAAAGACAATCTACGCCACTCTTGAAGGTCGTGAATGTAAAAGGACATCCTGTTTACTAGGTTAATCACTTTGGTTAATTCAGGATTGTCTGATTTTTTAGACCAGGACAAAAGAATGTGACACAGCGATTCAAAGTCCGCGAAGTGCTCAATGTCAGCTTGTAATTGTAATTTTTGAAATTGACTCATTGTTCATCATTTTAATGTTAGTTTACAAAGTTAAAAAATTATTCATTAATGTTAATAATTGAGGCATCAGATTCCTTAAGAAGGTAACAGTCTTTTTTGATTTTCTTTTTAGACCACATCGTAGTAGCTGGGCAATACATTTGCTGGACCGGAGGCAATTTGATATTATTCAGCCAAAACAGATAATTACCTCGAGGATCTGCGACAAAGTATAAAGCCACCACATCCAAAGCCAGGAGCCTGTCGAACTTATCTTTTTCAATCATCTTATCATAATAATACTTGTCACGAAATTTCATCTCTACAACACAATCGTGACCCTTAGGAGTCTTGCCTATAGCATCATAATATTCCATACCATTGCCGGTATGTTCTAAATCCCAGCCATCGAAATTTAGTAAGAGTACAACCGATTTTTCCCATTCGTGTATATTATCGAGATACTCCATTATCATATATTTCGTTCAAGCTCTTAATCCAATCGTTGTAAGTCTTAGGACTACACGAACAGGGATAGTACACCTTGTGATTAAAATACTTAGCGTGAAGATTTACCACTAAATCTATCTCATCCTTGCGAATTACGCTGCTGTTCTTACCCCGGAACTCAGTCCAATCTAAGTAATCAGGCTCAGACATTTTTATGTTATCCATCTCTTTTAATTTCAATGTTCCACTTATCTCTTCGGTCATCACAACCGCAATCCTCATAACCCAACCAGGAGGCCACTTTCTTTACCAGCCAGCGAACCCCGGTGTACTTAGTTATAAAGAATACAAAATCGCCAAATCTTATTTGCATATCTGTTCTTTTAAGGTTTTTTTTACTTTCTGTATTGTGCGATAAATCGAATAATATGATATTCCGGAGATATTTGACAGCTGGAGCATCGACCAGCCTTGATTGTAAACCAGGTCAAAAACCTTTTTATCATACCAATACATTTCATCTAACGCCTGACGTATACGTTTTTCATTAATTTCTTGGTCTAATAGGTCATAAATATAATCCTCGCTGACTTCCTCAGGTGCCATCTCAGGGACTTTCTTGGCTCTGTTAGCCTTTCGTGTAGAGTCATAGAATAAAGTCCTCAGAGTCTTAAAAACGAAATAATAATTAACCTCAGTTTCGTTGTACATTATGGTAGCATTGCGGTCATTCTTTTCCAGCCAATTATGTATCTTAATGTACATATCCTGCACGATGTCCTCGGCCGCAGATTTATCAAGGCCAAAGCTCATTGTAACCTCAACCCAGGTTTTGTGTTTACGCCCTAATAACTCAAGTATTTTCAAAATGGTATCTCGTCTTCTAATTTATGTTCTACAGGCTTAAGAGGATTTACCCCATTAATCTCAAACCCCACATTATTGCGAATCGACCTCAGTCTAATTGGTTCTTCCATTGAAGTAGGCCGGCCACCGGTATCTATATCTTTCACCTTGCGCACGTGTATATGAGAATACATCCACTCGCTGCTGTGCTGTATGTATCTATGAATAACCAGGAAATCATCCGCTCGGTTCACAAACTTACCCCCTCCTTCCACATCAGATGCCATAGGTGGTATTGGATGCCCGGCATAATATTCCTCCTTAGAATGCCTCTTACGCAGAGCTTCAGTACTTGCGTGTGTATTAAGCCATATTGATACGTTCTTATTTTTACAGAACAGGCGCATACGGCTAGTAGCCTCGTAATCGTATTCGTGAGAGCTTATCCCCTTAAGTACTTCTCTGTTTTTTATAAGTGAATTATACGGATCTATAAGAAACCCTTGATAGTCCCAAGCGGACTTGACACTTTCGGCCAGGCTCAGTAACTTATCAAAGGTAAACAGGTCATCACAGTCTACGAACTTGAAGTATTGATTCAGGAAATTATATTGCTTTTTAAATACCTCCGCTTCGATTTTATTGATAGGCTGCTGCTCCATAAATTCTATAAGCTTTTTTATGATACTATAAGCTTCGTTTTCTGATGAAAAAACCAACCATCTAATTTTATGTTTTAAAGTATATAAAAGCATCAGGTATAATACTACGGTAGTCTTTCCGACATTAGCGTGACCTAAAATCACGTTAAAATTACCATACTTAAAACGCAGGTGCTCATCAATACCCGGTACGCCCAGGGATAAACCTTCTTTAATCTTACCGGTGCGTACGTCATTCAGTTTTTGTATTGTTTGTTCGAAATTAATCAACATATGTTAGAATTGTTTAAAGTTATAAAAAAAATGTGAATAAAAAAAGGAGGCCTTTCGGCCCCCCCAAATTTAAAATAACTAATCTAAATAAAGTGGTCTTCTCTATCAGGAGAGTGGTCCGTGCTTTTTACTTTGCCCGGAACCCAATCATCAAAAGAGGCATACCACTTGTTCGGGTCGTTCTTACCTTTTAGAATATCTACATTGAGCCATCCATTATTATCCTCAATGTGCGTTCTGTGCTTGATTAAAAAATCTGCGAACTCTTTCGCCCGGAAACCCAGCTTTACTACTACGAAATCTTGATTCCCTTTCTTGACCACAATCGGGTCTACAAATTGCTTTGCCATAATTATTGGTTTATAAAATCGATTAATAACTGAGCATCACGAATTACGTCATTGATGCTACTACTTGTTCTGTGCGCGTGAAAGTCAGCCGA